CTATGTCAGGGTTACTAAAGTAACAACCGGAAGGGGCACACTACAACGGTAGATAAACGAGCTAGTATCAATTGTATATACGGTATCATCTGGATCGCTTGTGTTGTCAAACGACACAAAGCTACCAGGGGACAATACGGTAGTTGCGTTACCTGTAACATAGAACTGGTTTGCTGCAGGTGCCGATAATGTTGGAGGTGTTGCAATGGTTGTGTACGCTGTGCTGTACGATACATTGTATTCCCATGATGCCCAGATAGGTGTTGGGAAAATCTCAGTAGTCCAACCACATGAACGACGGCTACCTACCGCAGAGCCAGCGTCATACCAGATCTTATCTTTAACGTTGTAGATAATTGCATCTGTTACTTCTGTGTTTGTATCTCGTGGATAAAAGAACCAGATCTCGTTATAGCGTGGTACTTTAGTAGCCCATACTTTTTGACGCTGTTCGTAGTTAATGTTATCAAATAGCCAGTTTACGTTCTTATCATTAGGCAGAACACTTACCACACCGTTATATTGATAGAAACGGTCAACGCCAAGCCAATAGTACACACCGTCCATCTCAACAAAACAAGATGATGACATGGTGGAGATCTGGCTAGAAACAATATCGTAACGCCAGTATAGAGGCGCTGCTCCAGTGAACGACACACGAATAAGGGAGTCAGTAGCCCAGAACAAACCAGATGGTGAGTTTGTACCACCTCGAACTGGAATACCCTTAACAACTTTGGACGAAGCCATGTTGGTTTGGTTGGCTGTAGCGCCGTTCCAATCCGTTAGTGTCTGCGTTCCGTATACAGTCTCAACGTGGTTGTTTGCGATGTAGCCGTTGTCGCCATACACAAAGATGTAAGGGTACAGCACGCACACACCACCAGATACGCTGATCGGTCTGTATGTTGGTTGCTGGCCAGTTGAGTCAGCTAGAATAGAGAAGTCCCAGTTGCCCGGAGTAGTTGGCACAATGTTGCCGTACAGAACTGGAGAGGCAACACCGTTGTCGATGTTGTCTAAGTTCAAGCCAGGGTGTGCCAATACCTTTAACTCACCACCTAATGGAGAATACTGTAAGTCAAACTGCCATAGGTTACGAGAGTCTGGGGCGTATGTTACATCGTTAATCCAAACATCTGTTACTGTAACAGAGCCACCCAATGCAGGGGTAAATGTTACTACTGTGTTGGGTGTAGTAAACACTGGAGTACCGACTGTAGTGTACTCAACTGGATTATCTTGATCAAAGATGATCTTAGTGCCAGCTGGGTATGCGTCGGTGTAATCTACAATTGGTGAAGAGGTGCTGGTAATTGTGAATGTAGTTGTGGTGTTAGACGCAATAGATTGCTGAGCATAGCCCGGCAAAATGTTAGCGGGGAAAGGTCCACTACCAACACCAAATGTGGTGCCTGTAGTAAACACTTCTAAACCAACACTGTCACCAACGAAAATGTAGTTAACGCCGTCAAATGCGTTAGTAACCATACCGCGTGGAATACCTTGGAACGAACCAAACAACTGACGGTAGCCGCCAATCTTTTTAGGTACACCACGTTGAAAACGGCACCATTCACCATCACTATATTCACGTGATTCAAATGTAGTACCGTCACGTTTAATTCCAGATTGCACACCTAGCGTATAAACTAGGTTGTACTGCTCTTGTGATGTTCCGGAGTTTTGTTGATCAGCCATTAGAATGTACCGCCTTTAATTCCATTAAGCGCTGTAAACTCGGCTGGAGTAGTAACGGTTTCTGAGCCGGGTGTAGAACCATCCAACAACATGATGTTTGAGCCGTTAGCTGTTACACCTAAGACACTAATATCATCCAAGTACAAACCGGTGTTTGTGTCATTAATAAATGAATAGCTAGGAACTGCAGCTGAACCGTCAGCGGCGTAGTAAAACGATGTTGTGTTCTGTGAAAGAACATACAGGAAGTTACCGTCACTTAATACGGTGGCCACAGAGCCCGGGGATAGGGGGACAGGGGTTTGCGAGCTTCCAGAGATCTGGAATGTAACGTTATACAATACCGCCCCGGTATCGTTAACTAGAATATAAAGCTGTGTTGTTGCTGGTAATAATACGTTTAAGTCGGTCGTACGTGTGCCAGATAGTGCAACGTAGGTTTGAATAATTGGAGCGTATGATACCAAGCTAAACGTGCTACCAGATACAGAGTCAACGTCGTACGTTGCTGATGTAAATGTTACGTTTGATGGTGTTGAGAGACCAACGGTAAAGAAGTTACCAGTGGTTGATTGGAACATCAAGATACCAGACTCACCCGGATTTACCGTGATGTTTGGCTGGTTGTTGATCTGGGAAGTGCTGTCACCAATAATTGTTAGCGCGCCAGTGCCATTGTTTCTAAAACCAATCCACCAGCCTGCAGACAAGCCAGCAACCGCCGGTAATGTAAACGTACCGTTACCACCAGTCCAAACCAATGTCTCGGCGCGGTCTGCGTCGGTAATGGTTGGTGTAGAGGTAATTGTTAATGGGTTTTGGGTTACGGCTAACTTACCAGCGAGCGTGGTAAGGCCTGCGCCTTGTAATGTGGCAGCATCAGCTGACGATGTGCCAGTACCAAACGTAACGTTCTGCCAAGTGCCATCTTCGGTAGAGTTGTCAGAAAGGTAGAAGTACTTAGATACACCCGGGGCAACGGTAACAGAAGAGTCACCAGAAAAGTCAACTACAGAAAAGCTAACCGATCCAAAGTTACGGAATAAAATATCTGTACCAACAGAGCCCTGACCGCCCGGTGGCAGGCTAATAGACAGCCCGCTTGTGGACGGTGTGCAGTCCATAATACGGGCAGCTGGAACCTCTGGCGGATTAACTGTAGCTGGCCAGTGCAGTGTCTGGTTTGTACTAAACGCTAGGGCGTAGTACGTTACATCTGTCTGCTGGACAACGTCACCGGTAAACGGCGATACATAGGTCGGCATTGATTAAGGCTCCTGTACTGTCGTATTGCGGTCAATACGACGTGAGTTGTCTTCTTTCTTAAGGGCAGCGATACATTCTGCATAGTACCCTTTCCATACAGGCAACTTGTCTAGTGCTTTTAAATAGCCTTGAGCTTGCAATAATGTTCCGAACAACATCGCCTGTGGGGCAATTTGTGTGAATAGGTTTGTTTGATTAGTAGAGTCTAGCGGTTGTACCAAGCTGTAGTAGATGATCTCTACAGGATAATCTTGATCTGGTACTGGAGCAAAGTTCCAGTTGTTGTAGTCATACTCGGCGTAGAATTTTGGTTGGGCTGCATCAGACTCAGATAAATACTGAGCAATATAGTCCTGTGAGCGCATTACCACTGGCGCTCCGTTGACCTTCATGGAAACTGTTTTTCTCCAGCGTGTTGGCTTGAGTAGTACTGTCTCACCTTCAAGTAGTGTTGTCTCAACAACTACTAACTGCAGCAATGATTTTAACTCTGCAGCAATAGCAGACTCAGCCAAACCAATTAAGGTTGGGATCATCGCTACAAAGTCAGCGTCGTCACGCTCCATGTACTGTTGAACATCCAGTACCAAGTTATCGTAGGTTTGTACGTATGCTGTGGTCATCGTGTGTAGTATGAGATGTTAGGTTGGAAGTAGATTGGTGACTTGTCACGATCTTCTTCTTCAAATTGTGTACGTGCATCCAACGCCAATTTTTCCAAGTACTGAACACGTGCTAAGTCTGTGCCGGGTAACTGCATTGCTAGACGATGTGATAGTGCAGACTGGAAGTAATTAATGGCGCGATCTGGCATGTACAGCTCATTAGTCAGTGAGCCAACGTCTTGTGGTTGGCACTCAAGGATGAGCGAGAACGCTTGGAAGTTGTTGTTCGGCACTGGCCATAGGTACATCTCTGGGTCGATCTGACGATTGAACCAGTACTGTAATGTACGCTCACTTGGGAATTGTTTGTTAGGCAGGGAGAAGTAATCGGTACGATTAAGTCTTGCCATTGGGATTACTTGTTGAGACTGTGCAAACTGAATCGCACGCATTGACATAGTAGAGCCAGTGGTGCGGTTGTTTAGTCTGTAGTAGTAGAACTCTTGGGTTGTGTTAATACCATAGTATTGCCACTGACGATCAGCTAATGTAACGGTTGGGAATGATTCCCAAGTAGTCCAAGTTACACCGTCGTTACTTACTTGAAAATCCAGATCATAAGTAACACTGCCGCTAGGAGCATAAGCATTAAAGCCAACATAAAATAACCTCGTCGCCTGAGAGTAAGCTGCACCGAAATAATTCTTAGATAATGTAGATGTGCCGTGTTCGTCTAAATCAGCATTAGCTGATTGATCAAACATCGCCGGAACCGTTGAGTTGTCTGTCGGGAGTGTAGATGAGAACGTTGGGTTTGTAATGTAGATCCAGTTAGCTTCCAACACGTCAACGCAGTTGGTTGGCATAGGAAGAACTTGCTGGTTTGTCTGAGCACCCATAACCACAATCTCTTGCAACCAGATATTAATGCCGCGGTTAACAGAGTTTTGGAGGATGTAGAAAAGAGCCTGCTTACCAGCCTGTACATACTCTGGTGTCATCTCTTCCGAGGTTTTCCCTGCGTCACGATACGCATAGGAGATTAACTGATCAACGTTAATCTTAGTTTGATTGTATGTGCCGCTATACGCCATTTAGCGTCCTCTTCCAGCTGCTCGCTTAATTACTTTTTGTGGAAGGTTGGGTTTAGCTTTGCCAGCTTTGACAAACTCTTTGCCAACCTTTTTAGGAATACCGATGGTGCTCTTGCCCTCAGCAGCGGCATACATGGCGCCTAGTTGTGCTTTAGACTTAATTGGCATTACTTACAGGTCCTGCCGCCGCGCTTAAATTTTAAACCAACGTTCTTCATCAAACGCTCGCCTTTAACTTGCAGGTCTGGCTTGATTGTGTACTCTGATTCTTCTTCCAACATCTGGCGTGGAGTGCGCTTGCTTCTGCGTGTCTTCTCTGCAATTTCAGCATCCATACGATCTAAGTCTTCGTTGCTGTAGTCTGGCATTGGGAGCTTAGCTGCCTTAGCACGACGCACTGGCTTAACCGCTTTAACTGGAGCTACTTCTTGCTCTGGTGATCCAGACTCAAGCCACTTCATCGCGCGTGAGCGGACATCTTCATCAATGCTGCTTGTGCTACCACCCTCAGCATACTTCTTAGCTTTTCCGCCGCCACACATAGGAGCTGGCTTACCAGGTTCTTGGAGTGGTCCACCAATTGCTAATTTCTTAGGCTTGAACTGCTTAGCTTCTTTAATCTTCTTAATATCGGCCGCGTCTTTTTTAGCGCCGTATTGGCCACTAGCTTTTGCAAACTTCTTAACTGTGCCAACGGCTTTCTTAGTGCGACCACCTTTTTTGAGCTTTGACAAGTCAGTCTTCTCACCAGGGTGCTCTTGCTTATCATGCATAGCAATCGCTTTTTTAACGACAGCTTTGTCCTGAGCCATATCAGATTTCTCTTCTGATTTGCGCTCGCGCTTCTCATAAGCGGCAATAGCCTTGCTTACTGAGCCGCCGGTTTTCATTTTTACAATGCGTTTAAAGTCTTCCATGGAGATTCCTTGATTTGTCCTATATCTACTAATACGTTAAAACAGGCAAAAACGCCCTTAAATACCAGCTAAAAACAGCGCTCGCTCAGCTTGTCTGCGTTTCTTTAGACCTGGGTGTGTCCAGTTCATAAAGGCATCTGCCGCGCGGTTGACGTTGCCGTCGTTTAAATGCTTAACTACATCTGAGCGAACCATCCGATCTGGGCCGATGTTATGGCACAGACTGTGCATCGCGTCAGACTGGGTCCTGCTAATGGATACCTTTACAGCCGATTCTAGGGCTTCTGAGCACTTTTTAAGGTCGTCTTGAAGGAGACCCCTTACCTCTACCTCGGAAAGCTCTCTATGGAGCATCTCGCGCTCCTGGTAGCGTATCATGTGCCCTACGCCAATCGTCCAGTTACCTTGGCTGTCCTTATAGGCTTTGTGGCGCTTGCCTTCAAAACCAGTAACCAATTCAATGGTAGATTCAGCAACCCATTCAAACTTGTGTTCATACTCTGTCAACCAGTCACCTAGCGGTGGGTATTGGACTGATCCAAAAATAAAGGCGACAGCGCACACACAGGATGTGATAATCCTTAACATAGTACCTCCTTAATTTGCGGTTATACTAATACGCAAATCTTAGGCAAATGGCCTGGTGCCTGTTTTATCGATGATTAGAGCCTGTCTGCGAGGATTACCCCCAGCAGTATTAGGCACACTAATATGTGTCCAACGGTCAAATTCTCGAATAATTTGGTCATACCCAATCCCTGATGCAATGATGGTACGCACGACCTCGTCTGGGGTCATGCCAGGAATACGAATGTCTGCAGCGCAGCCAATACGGTGCTGTGATGTGTCCTTAGATCCCACAGCGTCGTTGACCTGCTTACAGCGGAATGCTGAGTTGATCATTACCGGCTTACCACCAAGGGCAGCCTTGACTTCTTCTAAAAACGCAGCAAGCCTTGTAAGGTTGGCGAGTTCAGAAGCGTTAGGAGTATTATCAAACTCACGATGGTCTGTATGGGTAAGTTCTTCAAGGGTAAAGTGCTCAGATAGATTCGTCATTTGTTTCGTCTTCCACGTTGTGTTGAGCCAGATTCACACCGGCCAGCATTCCAATAAACCCACCAATGATACCTGAGAAGGCTGGTGAGATTACTGCTAGGATTGGTTCGTTAGGGATTGTGGGGTCAAATATGGCTGCTAATAAGCTGCCTACCATGCCAAGGATTACGAGGCACAGTGTGCCTGCTACCATGCAAATTACCCAGTCAACTGTCTTCATTCTTTTGCCTTAGTTTTCATTTCCATTATCTTTTCGGCCGATCTGCCTCCAAAATAGGCCAGCATTACGAGTTGGCCCCACTGGCCAAGCAGCTCTACATAAGCACCACGGGTCTCAATACCAAACGCCGACATCATGGCAAATATAAAGTAACCGCTAAGGATGGCAATTAAAGTAAGTGGGCGGATGTTCTTGGCTAAGAAACTATCTGAGGCAGCGTCGGCTTTCCATCTCTCTGAGATGTTGTTCGCCTCGTTCATGTCTGCCTGCAGTTCGGCTAGGTGGCCGTTCTGGGCCAGTTTTTGGAGCTCGAGTTCTGCGGCGGCTTTAGCTTGCGGGTCTGGGATTACCTTGTCGATAATCTTCAGACCGGCGCTTACGATGTCATCTATTCCGAACATTATTTATGACCCCACGTAAGGTAGTAAGAGATTGCTGCAGCAAGCGCAAAACAGTAGAACTGAACTCGGCGAACTGCTTTAAGATCGTGCTGATATTCTTCATTGTTTTTTCTTTCTAGATTCTCGATGTCTAGTTTAATTTTGAGTAGGGCATCCCACTCCTTGGCACCATACTTTTTTACAAAGTCGATTTTAAGTTTGGCCTCCTCGTCGGAGATTTGTTTTTTACGCTTCCACTCGTCAAGTGCTTTGATGAGCGCGTTTTGTTTCTTGAGCTCTGCTTCTCTGGCGGCACGGATCCGCTCTTGGGCTCTTTGTTTAGCCACGTCGGTGGCATCTTGTTGGATGCCCTCGATTGACTTGGTTAGTTGTTTAGATCCTTCACGGGCGGAGTCTAGGCTACCGCTGAGAGTCTTCGCTCCCTCTGATATTCCGAATGGGTCTGACATTATTCATCAGTGCAATTTAAAGGCAATGGATAGCAATGTCACAATGATAAAACCACAGGATGCTAGAAGGATCTGTTCTAGTCTTTTTAGGCGGGCGTTGATGCCGAGGTAGCGCTCAGCGCATACCTCTTCATGGGTGTTTAACCTCGCCTCTACAGAGTTGATGTTGGACATTTACTGCCTTAGGCTTGTGGCCAGTTAGCAGATACTGCAGCCAATTCGTCTACTGAAGTTGTAGCAGTAATAGCGGCAACCAAACGAGTGCATTCTGTAATTACAGCGGCACGGTAAGTTGT